GTCCTTACCGAAGATGACGATGTCGTCCTCGGTGGCGTTCTTCACCTTCTCCGCGAAGCCGCTGGTGTCGATCACGCCGGTGTATGCGTCATACACATAGGAGGGGGAGTCGGCGCTGCCGACGTTGATGATGGCGACGTTGGTGCCGGCGGGGTACTTGACGCCCTTACCCTCCGCGAAGGACGTGGTGGTGGTGAACGCGTCGGTCACGTTGTAGATCTTGTTGACGTTGTCCGCGGACAGGGCGGGGAGCTCCGCGAACGTCACGGAGCCGGCGGGCTGCAGGGAGCCGGCGACGGCTGCCTTGATGGCGGCGTTGACCTGGCTCTCGCTCTGGAAGGAGCTATCGTTGGACAGGTCGCTGACCTTGGTGGGGACGGTGATGTTGACCTTCTTGTCGCTGACGGCGACGTCGGAGCCGTTGACCTGGACGGTCTCGATCACGTTGGCCTGTGCGCCGACCGCCTCCAGGGCGTCCAGGCGCTTGTCGGTGCGCTGTGCCAAATACTTGAGGGCACCAATTTTGACGGCGAGCTCGGGGTTGTAAGTTTCGTTAGCCATGATTTTTTCCTCCTTGAAAAAAATAAAATTTATTTATTCAACGTGCGGCTAAACACGATGAATACATGGGAATGGGATCAATCGGCGAAAACTTCGTCGATCATGGCGGCCGCATTTTCGTCCGTCTCGGTCACGGCACCGGCCAGGGCGGTCTTGGTGTCGTCCGATTCGGTCAACGCTTCCACCAGGGCGGCCTTGGATTCCTCCGACGCCACGATGGCCTCCGCCAGCGCGGTCGTGGTCTCCTCGGTCATGGTCGTGCCGGTCACGGCCACGGCGCCGTCGTCGTCGATGGCGAGGCCGTCGCCGGTCTTGACGGCGATCTTGCCGTCGGATGTGTACGTCAGCCCGTCGCCGATGCTGGCCGCGCTGACTGTTGCGGTGCCGGTCGTGGTGCTGCTGCCGGTGCTGCCGGTCGGCATACTGTCGGAGGCGCCCACCAGCTTCAACGTGGCCCGCATATCCGCCGACGGCTCCGTCTGGGCGTATACCCGCAGGGCGCCGTCGATGGTTCGGACGGCCGTGGAAAACCCGCACAAGCGGGCCGTCTCCAGGTCTGCCTGGTAAATCGCCAGGTCGGGGTACATGTCCGCCGTCACGCCCTCGATGGGGATGTCAACGTACATGCCGCCGCTTTCCACGTTGTCGCCCGATTGGCTGCCGGTGGCGTCGTCGCCGTCCTCCGGTTCCTCTGTGGTTCCGGCGCTCTGGCTGCCGACGGCCGCCCAGCCGTCCTTGGGGATCACGATGTCGATGACGGTGGCCTTGCTGCCGCCGCCGATGTCGCCCCCGTGGGCGTTGGGGTCTGCGTTGTGGGCCTCGATGGCCGCCGTCAGGTCGTCCATGCTGGCCGGGTCTAACGTGGGATTGATAACAAATTCCACGGCCTCCGTGTTGGAAAGCAGGATGTTCATAACGATATCCAACTTGGACGAGATGCCGTCCGGCAGGGTAGCCTTGGCGATCTCGGGCATGTTGCACACGGCGATCAAATCGCCGTCGTCATCAAACAGGCCCGCCTCTCTGATGGTAAATCCGCCCACGCTGGACGGGATCACGGCCTTGACCGCGATGATATTGGGGGATAGGTCGCTGATCGACTTGTTGGCGATCTCCCCGCTCCATACCTCATTGACCAGGGCGGTCGCGGCTGTGGTCGGCATGTAATACGCGCCGCCGCCGTCGCCCAGGCGCATTTCCACGATGTTGACCTTGGCGCCCTCCAGGATGGCCTGGGCCATTTTGGCGTTGCCGATGTCCGTGATAATGCTTTTGTATGGCCTGCTGTCGGTTGTTACAATAATTTCTTCCGCCATTTCTTCATCAACTCCTTACGGCCAGATTTCGATAGTTTGGTGCAATTCTGCGATGATGCCGGCCGCGCCGGCTTTGGTCTCCACGGTCTCCACGGCTCCGGGCCAGACGCGTGTGACGGTGTCCTGCTGCGTCCCGGCCACGGCCCCGGTCTTTGCCGTTGCCTCCACCCGTTCCGCCGTTGCCGGCTGGACGGAGGCGGTCATGGTCTGAAGCGTGGCCGCTGCCACGCTGGACTTGGCGGTGGTCTCCGCCCTGGTCACGGTGCCGGGCCACACATTCGCCGCGATCCGCTGCCCCAGCGCCGCGCCCGTCAGGACGCGTGCCTGGGCCGCTTCCACGGCCTCCACGGTCTCCGGCCAAACCTCCACGGTCAGCCGGCTCTCCGTAAACAATCCGCTGCGGATCGTCGCCGTGGGGAGGGTCAGCCGAAAGGTAAATGCCTGGTGGGATGGCTTTAACCGCTTGATCCTGCGGATGACGGCGGCGTAATCGAAGCCGCTGTCGCCGTCCAGGACTTCCACGGCGAAGGTGTACGGTGCCACGTCCTCGGTGACGACGACCTCCCGGCCGGTGATGGCCGACAGGATTGCCTCCACCTTTTTCGGGTTTAACGGCGCCTTGGCGCCCCGGTAGGAGAGGACTTCCTGCCGCCGCAGGGCGATGCTCTTGCCCTCCGTGTCCGTGAGCCCGTATCTCTGTTCCCAATATTTCAGGCCCCATGTGGCCGTCTCCGGGAATGCCTGGTCGGGCAATTCGTTGAAACGAAGCCGGACTTCGTCCAATCCCAGGCCCATGACCTGATAGATCCATTTGCCGACGTAGGCGCGGTCATAAATCGGGGAAACGCGGGATAACATACGCAGGGCCGTCGGGCTTGTCGGGAAATGCTCGATGTCGAATTCCTCGTTGTCGCTCATTCCAGGCTCACCCCTTCCGTGACCGGGTAATCCTCAACCGCGACCGGGATGTTGGAGGTGCCGCCGTTGACGGTCAGGCGCTCGAAGTCGGCCACGCCCTCGGTCTCCGTGAAAATGGCGTGTACCCTGTTCCAGTTGACCTCCGCGGCCTCCTTGGCCTCGATGTAATACGTTTCCAGGCTTGCCTTGAAACGCTTGACCACGTCCTCCGCGGTGGCCCCTTCCTCCAGCTTGACCCCCGTGACCTCGATGGTCAGGGCGCAGCCGGACGGTGCCTCCACGAATAACACGGCCCCGATGGGGGCCAGGCGCTCGTTCTTGCGGTTGTTGGGCCCCATGATGTGGTCGTACACATTCGCCAGGATTTGGTCGTTGGCGGGCTGCCCGTTGGCGTCCAAAACGATCAACTTGACCCAGTTGGGGTGCTCCTCCTCATACTGCGTATCAATGAGCACCGTCCCCACGCCGTTGACCTCCTTGGCCCAGCGGATATAATCCGCGTCGTTGCCGACGAAACTTTCCGCGCTCTGTTCCTGCAGGACGATCCGCTCGTAGAGGCTGTCGTCGTCCTCCTCCGCGGTGCCGCCGGTGATGGCTTCGTCGTTGGTGACGTTCACCACGCCGGTGATCGGGGAGGCCATGATGACGATGGTGTCCGCCGAAACATTGCAGCCGGTTCCGCCGGCCACGGCTGTGACCGGGATTTCCACGGCGCCGTAATCCGGCGTCGTGCCGTCCTCTGCGGCCTCCGGCTGCGGGATGGTGGCCGCTTCGTCCGTTGCGTACTCGATGGCGGGCGTGTCGCCCACGGCGGGCACGCAGAAAACCGTCCCCGCGGGGATGTCCGTACCCGGCACGCCGGTCACGGTCACGTACCCGAAGGCGTGGTTCGCCTCGCGCCGGGTCAACCCGACGCCCTTGGCGTGGTAGTCCAAATACTGCCCGTAGGCCCACATTGGAAACATGACCTTCAACGTCTCAACGAGGTAAAAATTCAGAAGTTCATCTTCTTCCAATGCGGTCGGCATGGTGAAGTCATACGGGAAGCCGCCCTCGATGTTGTCGATGTCGGCCGGCAGCTGCTCCATCATGCGGGCCTGTATCTGTTCCGCCGTTTCTCCCTTGTGCCAGTCGGGGAGTTCAAAAACTGGCCTTTCGATTGCCATAGGTTCACCCCCTTTCCTTTACGATGATTCCACGGTTAGGGCCAGCTTGATTTCATCCAACCCCAACCCCTTGACCTTGAACGTGGCCGACAGGGTGGTGCCCGACCACGTGAAAACGAAATCCCGGACATACTCGGTTTTCGGGTTCACCATGAGCGCCTCGATGACGGTGCGCTCCACGGACGCCTCCGCGCTTGCGTGGTCTGGCTGCGCGGCCGCGTACTCCATTTCTGTCCCGATCCTGGTGCTGTACGCCAGGCAGGCGTCCCGCTCGGTGGCGATGACCTTCATGCACCATTGGGAATATGCTTCCTTTCCGGTGGCCTCCACCATGCGGTTGGCGCCGTCTCGGGTGAAATCCCCGGCCGCAAAATCGAAATAGACCGAAGGCTTGTAGTGCTCCTTCTCCGGCGTCGTCTGCGCTGTGATCTCCGGGACGTCAAAGACGGGGTACAACTGTTTTTCTGCCATGTGCTCCCCCCTCTCAAACCTCGGTGCCCCGCAGGATGATGTCGATGACCACGGCCTCACTCTGCACCCAGGCGACCAGCACGCGGTCGCCCGACTTGATGCTCCGCATTTTCTCGGGCACCTTGATCTGATGGTCGTGGGAGCCGTCGCCCCCCGTGTGCCCGCCGTGCTTGCCCGGCGTCTTTGTCTCCGTGAGGAGCGACCCCGTCGGGCCCAGCGTCAACTGCCTGCACACGTGGTAGTCTGCCTGCGGGATGGAGATGGAGAAGGTGTTGGTCTTTAGGCTCATATCCGCCTGGATCGTCCCGAAATCCAATACAAGGGCGCTGTTCGCGGTCTGGTTCCGGTTCATGCGTTCCTGCATGACCTGGGCCAGCTTGTTCAGCCCCTGGTTGGTCTCCGCGTCTGCCATTGGTTCCTCCTCCTTACTCCGCCGGCGTGACCTTGGCGGTCATCGTGCGGTTGGTGATGTTGTGGTCGATGCTCTTGACGATGAAAAAGCCCTTTAGCGTCTCGGTCGCCAGGCTGATCTTGTCCCCCTTGTGGATGAATGGGACGTCGGGCCCCACGATGGTCGAGGTGCGCTCCGGCTGCCCTTCGTCGTCGATGATGGCCTGGGCGGCCGCTTTCGCGGCGTCCAGGGTGTCGTCGGAACTGCGGTTGTAGATGCGTTGGCGGATGCCGTACTCGGTCAAACCGTCCACGATGGCCTCCGGGGACGCCTTGCCGTCGTCGTCGGCCAACCCCATGACCTTGACCCGCGTGACCAGCGACGCGGTGCTGATCTTGTCGGATGCGGTGATGGCGTTGGAGCCTTCGGCGAAATGGTACACGTCCGTATTGGAGCCCACCGGCAGGACGCTGACCTTTCCGGCCTCTGCCCGGACGACGTAATGATCCGACCCGTGTTTCTCCGCGTCGTCCAGGAGCGACAAAATAATGTCGCTCAAATACTGCGCTTTGAAAACGGTCTTTGCATGGACGGCGTCCGGGCCCTTGTATTCTCCGACCGGGATGCCCCAATCGGAAAACACGGCGGTGATGGCCGACTTGGTGCCCGTCCCTGCGGGCAGGTATCGGTCATCCTGTGATTGCTGCAAATTGAAAAGTTCGTCGTATGACGACAGGGTCATGCTCTTACTGCTGCCGCCCCGGGTGGGGCTCCATTCGGTGACGTTGCCCCGTGCGACCTCCTTCTCGGTGCCCCCGGCGCCCGCCATGATGACCATGACGGTGTTGGGGACGATGATGGAGGAGAGCAGCTTGCCCTCAAAACTCGCGTTTGCCAACGTGAGCGACGACCGGACGCTGATCTCTCCCTCTCCCTCGCTCCATGACCCGGCGGTCATGGCTCCGGTGACGTTGAGCTGCCTGCCGTCGGTCATGATGGCGTAAACCTTGTAGGTCAGTTTGGAAATGTCGATCATGCTGCGGCCTCCTTTACGACGGGATCGTGAAGGTCTGCCCCGGGTAGATCAAATTGGGGTTGCTGCCGATGATGGACTTGTTGGCCTCGTAGATCTCGGTGTACCGCGACCCGTCCCCCAACAGCTTCTTGGCGATGGCCCAGAGGCTGTCGCCGCTCTTGACCGTGTACGTGGTTTTCTCCGCCTGCGTGGAGGCCGCCTCCGACGATGCCGCCCGGTCGTTGGTGGTCTGGACGACCTGCGTGGTGCTCTCCAGGCCCAGTTCGTTCGTGGTGTAAATCTTGATGTCCTTGGCGACCACAAACGAGATGGAATACTCCACGGTGTCCAACTTGGAATTGTCCACGGTGTAATTTTCCAAATAGACGTCGTGGTTGATGGTGGTGCCCGTGACCAAAAGCCGCAGCTTCTTGCCCCTGGCCCTCCATACGGAGAAAATACTTTGGATTTCCTTGGGCGTGCGGTAGTCGGCCTCGCTGACGATCCGCATGTGCTTCATACTCTCGCCCGGGAGCCGGCCGCTCCACGAAAATTTGACCAGCTTCTCGCCGCTGGGCAGCTTGACCTCGCCCAGGGCGATGATGCTGTACGAAATGAAATTGCTTTCGGCCCTGCACTTGACCGCCTCCGGCGGGAGGGGGAGGGCGATCCGCGTGCCGGTGTCCAATTCCGTGACATAGACCATTTCCGCCATGTTTTACGCGCCTCCCTTCACCGGCATGTTGGCGAAGATTCTGGCCAGCCGCTCCGCCATTTCGTCGCTGATGTCATCCACCAGGCCCCGGATGTTGTCCTTGATGGCCTGGACGACGTCGTCGGCGGTCATGCCGTTCGACGCCTGGACGACGATCTCGGGGGTGAATGCGATGTTGACCGGGATATTGATGGGGCTGTCTCCCAGGCCGTTTCCGTCCCCTGTGCCGCCGTTTCCGCCGGTGGGGTATACGGTGATGGGTGTGTCGTCCCCGTCGTCCTCCGGGCCGTCTGTGCCCTCTGTGGGGGTATAATCTCCGGTGCCGTCGTCCTGGCTGCCCAGGCCGGTGTTGGCACCCAGCAGGTCGCCGGCTTGCTGCCAGACGGCCATGCCGCGGGATCGGTCGGACGCGCCCAGGGGGATGATGGCCTCGGGGCCGTCCTCTGCGACCTGCGCCAGGTGGGGGGCGTACATGATGCCGCCCTCTGCGTGCTTGCCGCTGCCGGCCTCCGCGCCTGCGGAGAACGAGCCGGATATTTTGCTCCATAGGCTGTCAAACCAGCCGGAGACGGTGCTCCACCAGCCGCTGACCTTGCTGGAAATGGCGGAGCCCCACGACGGGATCGTCTCCGTCACAAACCCGGTCACGTCGCCCCAGAGGGTGTCGAAAAATCCGGGCACGGTCTCGGTGAAAAATCCCGTCACTTTGGTGTAGGCGGTGTCCGCCCACTCCGGCAATGTCTCGGTGACGAAGCCGGTGACGTCCTCCCACAAATTCCCGAAAAACTCCGGTACGGTCGTCCCGAAAAAGGTGGCCGCTTTCTGGTAGGTGGTGTCGGCCCATGTGGGCAGCGTCTCGGTGAAAAATCCTGTTACGCTGTCCCAAACCTCCCCGGCCTTGGCCGGGATGGTCTCACCGAAAAACGTGGCCGCTTTGTTGTAGACGCCCTCCGCCCACGCGGGCAGGCTCTCCGTGAAAAACCCGGTCACGCTGTCCCAGATTTCTCCGGCCTTGGTCGGCAACGTCTCCCCGAAGAAGGTGGACGCCGCGCCGAACACATAACCGGCCGCGTAGGGGACTTGCTCCGTCAGGAACGTGGGGACGGTCTCGGTGAAAAATCCGCCCACTGTTTCCCCGACCTTGGAGGCGAAATCGCCGACGGCGGTGCCGACTGTGGCCGCCGCCTCCGGGATGGTCTCCGTGACGAAATTAGGCAGCGTCTCCGTGAAAAATCCGCCGATGGTTTCGCCCACCTTGTTCAGGGCGCCCCCTTCGTCGGTGCTGTCGCTGATGGCCTTGCCGGCCTTGCTGCCGCCCAACAGGGCGGCCACGCCGCCGACGCCTGCGCCGACCGCTGCGCCGACGCCTGTGCCGATGACCGGGACGACAGAGCCGATGGCCGCGCCGACGCCTGCACCCGTGGCGACCATACCGGCCTTTGTGCCCGCGGTGACATATTCGTCTTTTGCGCCCTTGCTGTCGCCCTCTTTGCTCTTTTGGACGCCCTGGAAAATGTTCTTTCCTGCGCTGATCAGGCCCGCGATGCCGCCCAGGATGCCCGCGCTTCCGGCTACGCCGGCCGCTGCGGCCCCTGCCGCGGTCGTGGCGCCCGTTCCCAGGGCCCCGCCGATACTTCCCAACGTGCCGCCGACCCCGCCCTGTACGGCCAGGAGGGTGCCGTCTGCGCCGACAACGCTGGATTTCGACCCGGCGGTCAATATCTTGCTGAGCCAGCTGCCCGCCGATGTCAGGCCGCCTGCGGCGGCTGTGGTGGTTGCTCCCGGCAGGCTCAATGTGCTGCTTGCTGCCGGAAGGGCCGCCGTCCCGCTGCCTGTGGCCGCTGTGACGACGTTCTTGGCCGCGCTGGCCGCCTGGCTGACCCCCGACCCGTTCACGATGACCGTGCCGGCCGTGACCGTCATGGTGCTGGTGGTGTAGGTGCCGATGGTGCTGCCCGACGTTCCGCTGCCTCCGCCGAACAGGCTGGAAATGCCGCCGACGATGTTCTTGCCGGTCTGGAATGCCTTGGATATTCCCCCCAGCAGCTTGCCGCCGGCGATCAAACCGGCCGCGGCCACGACGCCCTTGTGGTCGTTGGCCCAATCTGTGAGCGCCTCTGAAATGGTGTCGGTGTCAAATCCCGACTTGAAGCCCTCGATAAAACTTGATCCGATGCTCTTGCCGTCCTCAACTGCGCCCGATGCGTCGAAGCCCAGGATGGCCAGGAGGCCGGATGTGATGCCGCTGCCAAGCGATTCACCAAACCCGGCGACTTTTTCGGTGAGCCACGGCTTGCCCGTGCTGTCCCACCATGCGGAGAACGGCTCCGCCACGATCTTGTCCCACGCGATGGAGATTTTTCCCCACACGTCCGCGTTGGCCCATTCGTCAGAGGCGGTAAACTCCGCGATGGTGCCCTTTAATTCCTCGATCTTGCCGTCCACACTGTCCATGACGCTGTTGATGGCTTCCTCCACGGCCGGCATTTTGGTCGTGAGCCAGTCGGCAAACTGCCGGACATACGGCGATAACCGCGACCCCAGCGAGATTTTGGCGCCGTCAACCGCGGATTGCAGGAGGGTCAACGACCCGCTCAAATTGTCCTGCATGGTGTCGGCCATATCCTGGGCCGCTCCGTCTGCGTTGTAGATGGCGTCGGCCAGGCTGTTGTAATCCTCCTCGGACGTGTTCAAAATGGCCAGCAGGCCCTTCTGGGCCTCCGTGCCGGCCACGGTGTTCGCCAGTTCGGATTTTTCGGCCGCGGACATATTCGCGGTGGCCTTTCGCAATTCGCCCATGACGTCGCCCAGGTTCCGGGCGCTGCCGTCGGCGTTGTAAAACTCCACGCCCAACGCGGAGATGGCGTCCGCCGCTCCGCTGGTGTTGGTGGACAAACGGGTCAAAATGCTGTTGAGGGCGGTGCCTGCCATGGTGCCCTTGATGCCCTGGTTTGCCATGAGGCCGGTGGCCAGGGCCACGTCCTCGATGTCATACGACAACGCGCCGGCCATGGAGCCGACATACTTGAATGTCTCACCCATGCCGGAAACGGTGGTGTTGGAATTGGACGCCGCCGTGGCCAGGACGTCGGAGAAATGGGTGGCGTTGGCGACGCCGTCGGCCGTGTACCCGTTGGCCGCCAGGCCGAAGGCCGTCATGGCGTCGGTGACGATGTCGGAAACGGTGGCCAGATCCTCACCGGATGCCGCCGCCAGGTTCATAACGCCCGACAATGACGTCATCATGTCCTCGGTTTTCCAACCGGCCATTGCCATGTAGGTCAGGGCCTCCGCTGATTCGGTGGCCGTGAATTTTGTGGTTGACCCCATTTCTTCCGCCAGGGCTGTCAACTCCTCCATTTCGTCGGCCGTTGCTCCGGAGATTGCCTTGACCTGCGACATGGTGCTTTCAAACTCGCTGAAGGTGGAAATGCTGTCCGATACGCTGATGCTGATGCCCAGCACGGCGCCCGCCGTCAATAACGGGTTTTTCAGCAGGTTGAATATGCTTTGCAATGGCGCCGTCGCCTTGTCGATGACGCCCACGGTGAAGTTCCACGCTTTCCCGATGGCCCCGGAAATTTTGCTTTCGACGGTGGAGATCACGCTGGTCGCCTTGTCCACCGCGTTCAGCGTCATGCTCCATTTGGAGCCGGTCAACTTCGTCAGCCGGCTTTGGGTCTGCTGGATCGTTTCGTCGAATGCGCTGACCTTTTTCTGGGCTGATGCCAGCCCGGTTCCGGTCTTGTCCTCGACGGTCAACTCCTCGGTGATGCGGAAGGTCTCAGCTGCCATTTAATCCCCCCCTCCCTTTGGGTTTTTCTCGTTTTCCAACGTGACCATCATGGAGGCGAGGCAAAATGCCCGAACGCCGTGCGGCGCGTTCCAGATCACGTCCGGCATAACGCCGGTACGCTGGAAAATCTGGTGTAATAACGTCGCCCGGCCCCCCGCTTTTATGAGTTTTTTGCGACTTCCTCCTCGGTCATCTCGTAGCCGCTGATGGTGTCCAGCTTCTCACACACGGCGTTCTTTTCGCCGGCTTTCAGCAGGATGTCCACGGCCTCGATGCCGGTGGCCAGGTCTTTGGCCTTCCACAGCTTTTTGTTGTCCCAAACCTTGGCCCGATCCTCCGCCACGGTGGCCTCGTAGATCAACATGCAACGGTAGCGCACGGTGTCCACTTCCTCGGGGATGCGGACGCCGCCCTGGGCCCGGTTCTTGGCGTACTTGGTGCAGCGTTTTCTGCACCGGTTGAAATCCTCCTCACTGAGGGGGTGGATGCGGAAGGAAAACAGGTCTTTGCCTTTCCGACTAATGACGATCTCGACGGTTTCGTCGTCGTCGTCCTTGTAATTGGCTGCGGCCAGGAGGCCGTCCAGCAGGTTGTCCTCATTGGCGCGGGTGGCCGCCTTGGCCTCCTCCTCGTTGAGCTCGACAACGCCCTCGTTTTCGTCGTCCATGGGTGCCAGCCCGGCTGTAACTTTTGCGCTCATATTTACCTCCATAATCTTGATGGGGCCGCGTCATGCGGCGCGGCCCCGGTCGTTGGTTTGTTCGCTCCGCCTTACGCGGTCAACTGCAGCAGGCTCTGGAGCTCGGGGGGATCGTTGACGGCCATGTTCCAGGCGCGCTTGATGATGTCGCCGATGCTCACGTTCTGCAAGTCAATGTTTCCGTCAGGCACGACGCCCCGGTAATTCATGCGCTGTTCGGAGCCGTTTCGGCCATACAGGACGCCCTGGAATGTCCAGTCGGGCTGCTGGCCGGTGCTCATCATGTCGAACACGTCGGAGATCAGGTCGTCATCCTCGACGACGATCTGGGACATGGTCAAACTGACCTTGTACGACTGAAGGACGCTGTGCTCTTGGGCGTCGCCCAGGGGCTGGTAGGTGGAATTGGTGACGTTGACCTGGGCCTGGTAGCTCTCCACGGTGGCCAGCATTTTGCCGTCGCCGTCGTAAATGACGCCGTCCTTGCCCGTCAGGGCGTAGCGGGTGTCCTGGGGGCCTCTGTTGTTATACATGCTCTATTCCTCCTTCCTTACTCCGCGGCGTACCGGAAACGATAGGCCAGGTAAATCTTCTCGATGCTGTCGATGTCGTCAACCTCGATGATAAACCAAGCGCTGTCGCCCTGGGCCGGGTTGGTTTCGTCCTCGTAGGCGTCGCCCTGGATCAGCTTCTTTTCGCCCACCATGCGGGAAATAATGCCCTTGATGGTGGCGATGATGGTGGCACGGCCGTCGGCGTCGTTGTTGATGTTGCCGATCAGCACGTCCAAACTGTCCGCGACCCGCTGCTGCAACTCGAAACGGGTCTTGACGCGTCTGATCTTCTTCCAGCCTTCGTCCAAATTGCCGTCGCACGTGACCAGGGTGTTGATGCCTTGCTCGATCCAAACCTGGCCAGAGGAATTGGTGGTCAAAACCAGGCAGCCACGCTGCAACGCCGTTTCGATCTCACTGGGCGTCAGGGTCTCATGGAGTCCTGCGTAC